TGTTTCCAGATGGAGTAGAAAGAATTTCAACCGAACCCATTACATCTTCACCTTCCCACCAAATTTCTCTAATATTGTGTGAAACATTTTTCAAATTAATTACAGGAGAATCCGGATGATCTAATTCACCCAATGCTCTTCTTTCCTTAATAAGTTGTGCGTATTTTTTGCATTCTCTTTCTAAAATTTCTTTAGGATATCTTCTATTATTTTGATTTGGAGCACCCGCTCTTTGAAGAACCCCCTTAACCAAATAAGTTCCATTTTCTTCCTGTTGAAGTTTTGCTTCAAACAAATGGGTCTCTATCAATAATCCTTTATTCATTATTTTAATTTTTTACCTTCGTTTTTAGCTCTTAACTTTGCCAAATCTGAACCCTCAATCTCGCCATCACCATCAACATCAATTTTCTTTTGACCTGCAGTTAGTTCTGCTTCGTTATATCCTCTTAATCTACCTTCCGATTTTGCTTTGTATGCCTTATCTACGGCATTAAAGAATTTCTTCTTCTCATCATCACTCATAGAGTTAATATCTTTACCCGTCTTATCTAACATATGTTTAAACAATTGTTGATATTCGTGTTCTTCTTTCACTACTTGCTTAACAAGTTCTTTTAATTGTTTTACTTTCATTATTGTGATATTTTACGAATTTGGTGTTCTAATTTAATGAGTCTCTCTTTTATCTTATAAATATTAGTATTTGTTCTTTTCCAGAAATTTTCATTAGATATTCCGCTTTCTAGTTTAATTCTACCATACCAATTCAAAAACTTTTCCATTTCTGCCAATTGTTTGTTGATGTTTGATATTCCTTTTCCAATTTTAGTAGTAGCAGGTGAATCTTCTCTTTTGAGTTCTACCCAACGATTTTCGGTAATAACTACTGCATATTTAGATGAAGCGTTTTCATCTACATTAGTATATCCTGTCAAATCTGCAAAACGTTTTCCTTTTTTCTTTTCATTTTCAGGTTTTCCAAATGCGAATGGGGTGTTATATGGTCCTGCTGCATCGGATGTTGTCATTTCTTTAATTGAAAGACCCAACTCTTCTTCTGTTTCCTGAATTTCATCATATCCCATTTGATGTAAATCTTTAATAATATCAGACTTACTTGCGTTTTTATCACCAGATACAATTATCGCAACTCGCTTCTTAACGGATGGTGTTCCGTCATTATAGTATTGCATTATTTTTTTAAAGTGAATATCACCACTACCCATCTCATTTATTTCTAAATCGGCATCGGTGTATATACCTTTTACTTTATTTTCCAATTCTTGCGAATATTTCTTTTTAAGTGTAGTTAATTTTTTTAAATGTTCTAAATGGGTCTGTTGTTCTGGAGTTCCTTTTGATTTTTTGTATAAATCCAAATGTTTTTCCATAGCATCTAATACTTTTGAATAATCAGTTTGAATAGCTTTAACTGAACGTAATTCACCCAATATCATTTCTTTTATTTTATCAGGCAATCCTTTATGTGATGTTGATGCAAAATCCTTAGCATCTTTGTCAGATATAGAATCCGCTGCTTTTTCAACTTCTGGCGATGGATTTTCCATATCACCTTTTTGAGCTGCATGAACCATACCCATAAATCTTTGCTGTGCTTTTGATTGTGCTGGCATTTATTTGTTTATTATGATAATAAATATGCATTACCAGATGTTACTACAATACTTCTAACATAACAAGGAACTGGCTCTCCTACTGCTAAGTGTTCTAATTTTAAAGTAGTGTGATTGTTTGCTTGTGCAATCGTACCACTATAATTATTATCAACAACACCTTCCAATGTTATTGAGCCTGAACAAATTGCCGAACCTCTCATAACACCCCATGCTCTTTCTAATGAACCGGATGTTCCTGCACCTGCTGCTGCAAATTCTTTTGAGTTAAAAATTCTATAATTTACCATTTTTTATTTATTTAAACTTTCTTTTAATTCTTTTAATAATTCGTAACTCATCATCAAAGCCGATAAATGTTCTTCTTTTATCTTCTTAACAGATTTTACTTTTCTAATATTTGAAATAGTTTCTGCTAATTTTATTTTAGTTACTTTGTCAGGAATAGTTTTACCAACTTCTTTTAATTGTATAATCAATTTTGTAATGGATTTTCCGATATATTCGTTTAATTTACCAGTATTATTGATATTATTTATATACTCTCTTAATAGTGATTTTTGTTCAACTGTTAAGTTTTTATATTTGGTATTAAAATTCTCTACTAAAAATTTGTAAGATATTGCTCTTAAATCATCATCTTGCTTCTTATACTCTTCCATAACTACATCTTTCAATTTTGTATCTTTGTTTTGTATAGAAGAATTGATTATAGTTTCTGCTATTGTAAATCGTGAACTTACAATATCAGTTGGCTCGTATTGTTCATTTGTAGTGGTTACTTCAAATACTTTATAAATAGAAGCCAGTGCTTTATAATTTGATACAGGTGAATTTATAAATTCATCTATATTATACGTTTCTCTGATTTGTTTAATTAGATTATACTTTTCTTTGATTAGTTTGGACTCATCCAATCGTTTTCTGGCCTCACAAATTGTATCAATGAATTTTTCTGCTTTTGCTTCAGAATTATATTTCTCATTTATTAAATACTGATATAATTTCAATTCCTTCGATAACTCTTTTTTAGAATTAAAGTGTTCTTTCAAAATCTTTTCTGCAACTGGTTTATCTGATGACATTATTTCTGCGGTAATCTGTCTTACCAATAGTTCAAATATAAATCCTGTGTTTTTAAACTTTGAATGTTTTATTCTTTTCATTAATTTATGTATTTTTGTCAGATATAAATATATTTTTATATTACTTTGTTACGTTTTTATTAAATCTTCTGTTAAAATAGTTTTTTTACTACCATTCATATCTTTAAAAATCTCATCATAGTTGGTTCTGGGTTTGTATTTTACGGATCCTTCCTTTTGTTTAAGTGTTTTAATTCCTAATGGATCTCTTCCTTCCGGATGGTCATCTTTCCCATATCTAACTGGATCTTTAGGCCTTCCTACTTTACCATCCTCTTCTAATTCGGATTTAATTCGTTGTATTTCTTCTTCTACGTTAGTTTGCCCCTCTACACCGGTTTCGTTTGCAGGATCAGTACCCTGTGTTTCAATTGATGTTAATCTGAATTGTTGTTTAGTATCCTCCAATACCTGCAATGTTAATTCATCTTGTTCATCATCTGCTAATCCCATAATAGAATCATACATCCATTTTTTAGAGAACATTTTTGTCTGTTGCATTTGTTGAATCAACTGCACTTTTGAATTATATAATTCAACTTTTTCTTGTTCGTATATTTTTGATGGTATTGTTAATTCTAATGAGAAATCGGTTAAACGGTCATCGGTAACACCCTGTGCGTACAAATGAATTATCGCAATTTTAGTTAATTCCGAAATAAGTACTCTTTGTATCCTTTCAACAGTTTTTGCAAAACGAATATCTTGTGATGCTAGAGTTGCTTTACCATTCGCATCTTCCTCATATCCTAAATATGCTTTAGGTATTTTCAAAGATGCCATCATTTTACCTTTTAAATAATTAAGGTCATCAATCATATTATATTCCAATCCTTTAAGAGTATCAATGGATGTACCATTATCACTACCCCTTACTGGCATATAATAATCTTCAATAAGATTTTGAATATTGTATTTTAAGTTATACTCACCCGTTCTTTCATCAACAAATGGAACTTTTTTAGAATTGTTGATAATTTTTTGCATATAATTATCCACTTCGTTTGGTGGAATATTACCAACATCTATTTTGAATATTCGCTTTTCAGGTGCTCGCATCACTCGGTGTATCAACATTGCATCTTCCATCAACATTAACTGTTTCCAAACCCTTCTACCACCCTCAATCATAGATTTACCATAAGGAAGAAAGTTTGAGTCTGAATTCAAACGGAAGTGTGCCATCTCATAATTTTCAAATTCTTTTTTAGCAGATTGAGAAGCTCCTCCATATGGGTTTTGATATGGTGCATATAAGAATTTAACTCTTTGTGGGTTTTCTGGATCAAATTGTTCCACCCTACTCATCTCATAGCACGATAGTGGCATAACATTAACAATACCGAGTGTATCTGCCATTTCTAACTGTAAGAAGAAATCACCATACTTAACTAAATTTCTTGTCCACGGCCATAGATTAAATTCCAAATTTAAAATATCAAAGAAAAGGTTTTCTAAAATTTGTTTTATGTTATCATCGGAGTGGTGTATTTTTAAAACACTACCCATTTCGTTTCTAGCAGTGCATTCATCTGCGTATATATCTAATGCGGATGCCAGAATTGGGTCAGTATCCATTGAATCGTAATCCCTAAATAAATCAATGCGAACTTGCTGATATGCCATTGATGATTCGAGGGCACCCGAACCGTAGTTTGTGACTTTAAGTTTCATAAACCTATCTACTAGGTTTGTTGTCATATTCTGATATTCATCAGTATCTATGACTTTAACCCCGCTTGCCGTTTTACGAACTATGGTATTTGTTGAAAATAGTTTTTGTAACCTACTGAATACTGATTTATCTACTGCCATTTTTTTTATATTTTTATAAAGATACGGAAATTTTTTGGATTTACCAAATTACCATTTCCTACAACTCCAATATCTTGCCTTATCTCTTGGTCCTGGACTATCACAATTATGTCTAGCTCTAAACGATTTTCTCGCTTTTGGATTAGATTTTCTTATTCTCATAGTTTTCTCACCTCTGGATGCCGCGGATGTTCCACCATGTCCAAAATTTACTTTAACAACATTGCCTGCCGGGTTCTTTACATATACTTTAAATTTTTTAACATCACCGGCCATTGGTTTACCCAATTTAACTTTTCTACCCTGATATTCTGCTTCAAATACACAAGGACACCCATCTTCGTTTAATTCTTTAGAATATGTTCTTATAAAAGAAATAAAATCTACCATATCCTCATCCTCTACATCATATTCTTCTGGTTCAACATATCCGTAATTTACATCATCATCACTATTGATATCTTCGCTTACAGGAACACAATTTGGAACTTGTCTACCTCCTTTATCTTTCATACCAACTTGCGTATACCCATCCCAACAAGCCTCATCTAATTCTATACCCTCTTTAACTATTTTTTTATTTACAGTAAAATAATATCCATTTGGGTATTGTGAACTTGTAATAAAATGATATTCTACTTTTTTACCAGGATTCTGTTTTTTAAGGTGTTTAAGTTCAAATTCCAATTTGTCCATATCCACTCTTTCATTAACGAATGTATTAGCTTCTCCCTCATTACAAGTTTTCCAACCACCACCTTTGGCTTTATAATTTTTTGCAGCCCATCCATTTGCATAAGCTGATGGATACACATCGAATTTAGATTTTGCTGCTGCTTTTGATGCTGACCACTTTGCTGAATCAGTTGGGCAATTCTTTTCTAAAAATAAATTTAGTCTTTCTTCTATATTCATATTTTCATTTTTTGGTTTAGTAGAAACATTTATTGGTGCTTTACCTTGTCCACTACTATCTTTACCACCTCTTCCTGCATCATTTTGCGCGGCTCTCTTTCTACGAGTTGCACTTTCTTTTTCTTTTTTACTCATTCCGGCTGCTTTTGCCGCAGGAACACATTTTGCATAACCTTTCTTTTCTCCCGAAGTACCGCATGGTGGGTGTTTACCATCAACTTTTTTTCCGATGTTTACCCATTTTTCTTTAAACCATTTATTTAGGTCTTCGTTCATTTAGAATAGTTTCACTATATAAATATACAAAAATTACTTTAGCAACCAAGTTAAGTTTTCTTTTTCACCTCTACCCAAATCCATTTCATATGGGTTGTTTGCCATATATCCAGTAGATACCATACCTTCATATTTGTTTATATGTGATGCGTTTAACATACTTTTTGTTAAATCAATACCCTCTTGTCTTAAACGAAGTGCAGTATTTCTTACCCACAACCCTATCCCCAATGCCATAATAAGGTCATCATTATACCCTTTCATTGCTTCAGCTTTACCGTTATTCCAAATAAATGTAAATAATTCATCTATGAGTCTTTGTGAACGAATTAGGATATCCTTATCGTTCATATATGTATCTATTGCAGAAATAATAAGAGGTCTTGTCTTTGTAGTTGTTGAAAATCCAGCCACCATTTGTCTTTCATCTCTGTAAAATTTATTACTCATCTGTCTTTCAACATCAATATACTTCAAATCATTACTCATATAAAATAAGTTTTGATAACCTCTATCTATGACCTGTTGAATGCATGCCCAACCTACGTTTGAGTTTTCAATTACTAATAATGCAGTATTGTATTCGGTTGCTAATGCGGTTAAGAAATTTCCAAAATCTTTGGTATCAATTTTACCCCTATATTCGGCAACTTGCGAACTATCTTCTATATCGAGAACCTGCGCAGTTGAATAATCCGCACCATCTCCTCTTGCAACATCGGCTACTACCATATATTGCCTATTGTAATTTGGATGTTCCCAAACCCAAAGGTTTCCATCAAATCCTCGTTTCTCAACCGGATCCATAACATATGTTTCCTTATACCAAGTTAATAACGCAGGTTGTATTACTGTATCTCCCGAACCAACGAAATCACAATCACATTCCTGACTAGAACCCTTAACTCCTAAAATACGGGTTTGTTCATCTCTCCATTGTTGGTTTCTTTCTGGATGTACCGTCCAATGTAAATTTATTGGGTTAAATCCGTTTGCACCACTTTCTCCCTCAACCCACATTTTATGAAACCAGTTACCAACACCGTTTGGAGTAGATAATACAATAGCACTACCACCGGTTGATAAGGTTGATTGCGCTGATAACCAAATATCATCAATATCTCTAATGAATGCAGCTTCATCCACAACCAATAGTGATAAGGCTTCCGAACGACCTGCATCGGGTGAGGATGCGATTGCCTTCACCTGTGAACCGTTCTTTAATTTTAGTGATAATTTATTATCTTCAACTGATGATTGACCACCATCTCTTAACCACACTGGCAGAAGGTCATGCATTACTCTCACCTTTTCAACTAAGTTCTTAGCAACCGTTACTTTAGTCGCAATAACTAACGCGTTATAATCCTGATTAAATATCATTTTCCAAAGAATAAATCCAGCAGAAAGTGTTGATAATCCTAATTGTCGAGATTTTAGAATAATATTAAAACGATTGTCTTTGAAATCAGTTAAACAATCCTCCTGAAACGAATAAAGGTGAAAGGGTATTTTTCCTCTCACCGGATGTTGTATAATACAGTATTTTTTCATAAAGTAAATGGGGTCACTACCACACTTACGATATTCTTCTGCTATAATTTGTTTAAGATTTTTTTGTGGTTGCCCTTGAACTACCATTATTTTGACAATTTAATTTTCCAATATACCCCAACACCAACATATGGGCTAAATTTGCCATCACTTCCGTTTGTAGTTGTGTTTATTACACCTCCACCGATTTGGTATAGTTTATCACTTTTGGTTTTCAGTACCAACCCAGTTCCAATTGCACTAACTAGATCCGTTTTATTAAAGTTACTATTCAATCCCCAATATAGTTGTGTTTTTGGTAATTCTTTAACAATTGTAGTTTCTTTTATTGTTCTTTGTTTAACACTGGCATTAAATGTTCTACCCAATATTTTATTCTGTGTAATAGTATCAACCACCGATACCGTTCCTAATGAATCCGGTAGTATTAATACATCTTTATACACATTCTTTGCGTAATAATTTTGCAATAATGCTTGAGTATCTATTACCGTTGGAATTTGTACTTCTTTTATAGTTTCGTGATAAATATCATCTCCCTTTTTTGTAACAATTTTGGTTTTAATTACATCTACCGTATCAATTTCATGTTTGATTACTTCGTATTTTTTACCATCAACTTTTATAATTTTACCAGTTCCTTTTTTGTTTCCGCCGCATTGTTGGAAAACTACTATTGCAACTAAAAGTGCTATAGCAATGTTTTTTAAAGATATGTATTTTTTCATAATTTTATTTTTTAATAAGTTCTGGATGATTTAATTCAATTAACTTTTCTTCCAATGCTCCTTTTCTTTCTAATAATTCTTCTATTGCATCGTATGCACCATTAATATCATTTTTTAAATTCTGCTTTACCTCATCAATATTAGTTTCCCATGTCCAATTTTGTAAAGAACCATCTTCATTTACTATTTGAAATTGTGATTTAACACCTTCCAATGCTTCCTCAAACCTCTGTTTTAACTCCCTTACATATGCAAGTTTGTTACGTGTTATTTTATAATCTTCATAATATGGATACGTACCATCATTTCGTAATCCTTGTTCAAATTTAGCCAAACAAGTTGTGCACATTCCAGTTTTACGAATTAACTTTTTGTCTGCATTACTATATTGAATACTATCACACTTTTTGCTAGTACAATTACCCATTTGATCCAAATACTTTCTAACGGCATCCATTTTTGTTACTGATATAGTGTATCCATCTTTTTGTTCCCATTGATGCCCATCTTTATCTGTCCAAATATCACCTATCTCTCTAGTACTCTCTGCTTCGCCATTGTACCCATGCACTTTTTTATTATCATCATCTCTACCAAATACAGTATCGATTATTTTTTTACGAGTTGGATGAATATTTTTATTCGTTTGTTCAAAACTTGTTCTTTTTGCCATATTTGTATTTATTTATAACTTATTATATATATATATATAATTATCTTCCAAACTTAAAAATTCCTAAAATTTGATTTAATGGTGCGAATGTGCCAGTTAGTTTATATACATTGTCTTTATAAACAAATACCAATCCTTCATTTGGAACTAATTTATCAAACCCACCGATTGCATCTAGTCTGGCTAACTCTTTTTCTAATCGTTTAATTTGAGCTTCACTACCACCACTTCGAATATCCGATATAGATGCATCCAATGATGTTTTAATAGATTGTAATGCTTTATCAGGCTGCGCAGTTAATACTGAACTCATAAATGAAAGAACTTCTGCACCAACTCCTAAGAATATATCTTCGAATTTACGAATATTTCCTTTAATTATTTTATCCTTCGCTTCTTTATCCACGCCATCAGCCCATTTCTTAGCATCTTCATCGGTTAGCGATTTAATACCAAATGATTTATTATCAAATGCCCACCTTCTAGCTAATCCTTCTTTTTCCAATTGATTAAGGTTCTTTTTTGAATCATTTACAAATTTCATCCACCACGCGTAGTGATAATCTGCTATACCATTTTTATCTGAAAGATTAAATCTAGATTGTAGTGCGGATAGCATCCCATTAAATTTTCCTTTTTGAGAACTTAACTTCTCATCTTTTGGTAATTTTGTAATTGGAGGTCCCTGTATTGTATATTTGGATTGTACATTTGCATTGATTTTTTTAATCATAGATGCCAATTTACCTTCTGCCCCATCTACACTACCAATAGCATTACCCCCATCATCGTAATCCACTACATTATGTAATACTAATAAAGATTGTCCGTAAGGTATTACATTAGCATTTTCAGGATATATTACTTCTAAATTACAGAATGCAGAACCATCTTTGAATATACTTTGTCTTTCTTTTTCACTCAATCCACTAATTGCTGCAGATAAATCTTTCATTGCGAAATTATACGCATCACTTAATTCACCTCTTCCTGCAAATTTGGATGCCAATGCATTCATATCCAACGCGTTAGCTCCACTATTTGCTAAGTGTCCTTTGTTGCGAGCGGATATCAATCTACCATTCTTCCAACTAATTGCCAATGCCTGTCCATCGGTTTTTTCTTTAACTACTCCCAATTTACCATCTAATGCATTATTAATAATTTTTTTTAAATCACCAAAAGTAAGATTCATTGAAATATCAAACGGATGATTCATATGCCCATATGCCCCGCCTTCTAGTAATAATGTTTCGTTTACTGATTCAAATCTGTATTTGTTGTATATTTGACTTGATACAATATAATCGTCTATAAACTTCAATAATTTTTTTTCGTTTCCAAAATTATGTCCACCTGTATCTATATTATGTCCTTTATAATATGGAGTAAAGTTAGTAACACCACCTTGTGTTTTTCCTTTTTTCCAAATTATACCATCATTTCCTTTATACTCTGACTTAAATCCTTCGTTTACTGATTCTTTTTTTAAACTTCTTTTTTGTTGAATCAATTGTTGAATTTGTGAAAATATAGATTGTATATCTTTATCTAATTGCTTTTCTTCTGCACTCATTGGTGATTCAATATCAATATTAGAGTAAAGTTTTTTCTTTTTAGCAATTAAAACATCTACCTTTTTAATCAAATCATGTCTTACCTTATCTAAATCTTTTATGATTTCAGATGCAGTTTCTTCGTTTACTGATTCCGTTTTTGGTTTCATAATACCGGCATCTTTTAATGGTTGTAAATCGAATCCTTTCTTTTTTAAGAATAATACTGCATTCTTAATTGAATTTGTTGTACCACCACTTATTTGTAATTTATTCTTTCTATCAATAATAGCCACCATAAAATTATTACCATTTTTTACAATATAGCCATCTAAATTTCCTTTTGGTAATTTTGCTATATATTTTTTAGGAACTATTGTTGGGTGGTCTTTAACATTTATGTTATTATGGTTGTATGGTGCTTCGTTTACTGATTCTCTAATATATCCTCCATTTTTTTTAATAAAAGATGGTACATCTCTAGAGTTGATTATTTCAACATTTTTGTATTTATTTTTTATAGCATCAATCTGTTCCTTTGATTTATCATTTGGATTATTCTGGCGTTCTAAATAAAAATCAGCAATTTTTTTATTAAGATTCAATTCCAATTCTTTATACTTTTTTTGTACATCCTTTGGATAATCCTTTAATGGCGATACTCCAGTTACCTCTGTGTGATCTTGGATTACTGCAATCTTTTCCACTTTTATTTTACTAAGGATTACTTCATTCCAATCCGAATTATAATATAAAGTATCAGAATTTAGATATTTGTTTTGAAAGTATTGTTTATTATCAATCATCAACTTATATGCAGTATCTATATAAGTTTTGATAAAGTATTGTTTTTCCTGATTTGTTAAATCGGATTTAGATTGTTCCCATTTTTCTTTTAATGGTTTTAATTGAGGAGCAAAATCAATAATTTTATTCTTTTTACTAAATTCATTATGTATTGCATTGCCTGGAGTAATCCATCGTATGCCAGATTTATCAGGTTTAGACCATAAATCACTAATACTTTCAGCAAGAACTATACCGGAAAGTAAGACTAAAATTCCACCCTTTGTCCACATTCCTTTACCGGATGCAGGTCCTGCTGCAGAGTCCACTTTGTTAAAAGCTGAAATAGATTTACTTTTTCCTTCTAAACTTACCAACTTTGAAAGGTTATCTATATCCGTAATATGAAATGCATTTGTTCTTCTAATTTCTACCAATTGTTTTACTATTGGAAGTGTAAGCGGCACCATATCGTTCATACACATTTCTAATGTAGATGCTTCCCATTTTAGTTCCTCATTTACCATTTTAGGAGTGGATGATTTAAAATCATCTTTTCTCATTATAGTTTTTGCAATAGCTTTATTTGCCATTTTTACAAATGGTATATTGATATTACTACGACTATCCTTTACAACTAACTCATCATATTTAGTTAAAAATTCTAAAAACTCCTTCTTATGCTTTGCCAATCTTTTAAAAAACCCAATCAATTCTGCTTCCGAAATATCCTTACCATTACGGATATCATTAACTCTATCAAAAAAATGATTAGTAAATTCTATATCTGCCGGATTTAATTCTTTATCTGCATATTTTTCTATACTATCTAAATTAGATTGTGATATTTTTTCATCTAAGTCTGTTTGGGTTGGGTTATTAGATGGTTGATTATCGTGCCCACAAACGTGACAGATATACATTGCATTTCCACCTTCCGATTTATACCAATCGTGTCCACAATTATCGCAGATTATCATATCACTCTCATCTTCCGATGTAGATGGTACTTCTGCTTCAAATACAGATTGTGGATTACGCTTTTCTCCTTTTGGAATTCTAAATGTAGTTGCCTTCTTTCCATTGATAGTTGGCATACCGTAATCATCTTTTCCTATATCTTTAACGGTAGTTTTTTTATTTTTAAACTTACCCATTAAAACAGTATCTCCCTTATCTACATCAATGCTAATATCTTCTTTGTTTATAGTTTCGGTGTATATTTGGTTGTTTAACTTAGCATAATCTCTTAAAAGGACGCCCGCTAATGAATTTGCCTGATTTTCAATTGGTGATCCAGTTTTACCAGCATCATCTTCACTTCTAATTAGTTTTAACTCATCCTGCTTTCTGTGAATCATTTCGTGTGCAATAGTTCGTAATATATCAGCAGTCAATCTACCATCTGTTACTACAAATATTTCACCTGTTAGTGGGGAATACCCACCTAAAGATGGTTGCTCACCACCTAATTCATTATCTTTTAATAATACTACGTTAGGCTTTTCATTTAACTTTAATCGTTTTGTAGCGTATTCTATAAAGTGTTGTATATTTTTTGATTTAGATGGTGAAAGGTTTTCATTCATTGTCCCAAACAGTGAACCCAAATCTCCTTTTTCTTTTTCTTTTTTATAATCAACAACCGCCTGTTTTAATTGAACATCTGACAATTCATATGTTTCCATTCTTTTAGCAACTTTTTGCATTACATTAGATACAAAATCATTACCATTTGCAACTTCAAACAATCCCATAGATGCAGTTGCCAACCCTGCCCCACCGGCAGCGGCTCTAGTTGCACCAAATCCCAATGTTTCTAACGTCGCGTGTTTTGCTATATCTTTTGCAAGATGCCCACCAAATCCACCTATACCGTGTGAAAATACTCCGATTGCACCACTACCTGCTGCGGAAGCCACTCCACCTGCGGTTGCACCTCCTAACGCAGCTTGTACGGCTGCAACTCCTGCACCACCTAATGCCATTGAACCCAATATCAATGCAGTATCTTTTGCAAATTCTTTTAAATGATGTGTTTGTTCCTTTCGTTTTTCATCAGAATACTCCCATTTACCGGTTTGTTTATTTTTTGAAGAACCTAATTTTTTACCATTTGCCAATGCCCAAACCGCTTCACCAGTTCCCTTAATCATTTCTTTTTTATTTCCAGCCCAATTCTTTATACCATTGCCAAACTTTTTAAGTCCGGATGCAATATTACCACTCATTGATTTTCTGGCTTCTGAACCCGGTTTATGATTACCTTTTGAAATGAATTCTCTATCTTCTTTATCTAAACCCTTAACCATATCCATCAAACCATCCTTAACCTTTTCTTTATCTTTGGAATGTTCTGCTGATGATTTTAATTCAACTCCCTTTAAAGTTTGTGGTGGTGGGGTTTCTTGTGTATCACCACTACCACCCCCCATTGGGTTTGCATCAACTTTACCTTGTTGAGTTTGTCCTTTTTGTACCGGTTGTCCTTTTTGTGGTGGAGTTTCCTGCTTTTTAGGTTCGGCTTTTACCGGTTCTATAATTCTTTTTGTAAGTTTTTTAGCTTGAATGTGTGCTTCGTGATCCTTTGGTAATCGTAATGCACTTCTTACTTTTATCTTTTTCTTTTGACCATCTTTCGCAGTATATGTTAGTTCTTTATCATATATGGGATTTGTTGGCGCATTATCTGCTTCTTGATTTAAATACTCCGATATGAATTGTTCAAAATCATCTTCTGTTATTGCTCGGTTAATAATTTCGGCAATAGGGTCATACGGTGCAGAGTTTCCATCAAACGCATCTTCTTCTTCCGATGGGTGTTCTATTTGATGACGAGTTGGTGTTGGCTCTGGTCTCAATTCAAATGAAGGTTCTGTGTTTGCACTTTCATTTGTAGAACCCGTTGGTGCTCCGTTTATATACCCTCCTGGAAGAACTAATCCCGTACCAACTCCACCAGGAAATCCCTCTGTGTTCATTTCCTCATCATCTATTACATTTATTTTATCAAAACTTCCTGCCATTCCGGTTGGAAACCCAGTCCCAACCTCATTTAATTTATTTTTAACCATTTGATATATTTCATCGTCAAACTTTGGATATATCTTTTTAAAGAAATCCATACCTTTTTTATCATCTGCCCCTTTAAAGTTTGCTCTAACATCCGTTCCACTTATTGGATTTTGTTCAGCAGGAACTGCGTATGTATATCCAATCTCATCATACCCATATCCAGCTTTACCATTATAGGGTTTAAAATATTTACCGGTTAAACGAGTTGCATCTTTTTCACCAACTGCTGCAATATATTGCGTAGTCGTACCATCATACTTATCTAATATTTCTTTTGGAGCGTATGGATTTTTTATTTGAATAAATTTATCCGATGGTATTCCAAATAATTTTGTAGCTATCTTTTTCTTTTCTTCAAAAGTAAATGGTGATTTTGTTGTATCGGTTACATTTGATGTGGCAACATATACATTATTCTTACCAAATTTTGAAACTAATTTTTGATATGAGATATAATGTCCTTTATGAAAAGGTTGAAAACGACCGGAATATACTACAATCGTTTTGTTGACAGTAGGTTTATCTCTTTCTAATTTTAATTTCATATGTATAAATATATTAAATTAAACTCTTTGAAGTATTTAATAAAAAATTTATTACTTTTGATAATTCAGGCCTGTAATCTTTCCCAAAATCTAAAAACCTTTGTTGATTATATTTAACAATATCCTTTACCTCATTTAAAAATAAAATCTTATCTTCTTTTGATTTATTTGAAAATTTTAGAATTTCAATTTTTATCATTTCCAATCTTTTAAAATCATCAGTTTCTAAATCGTAACTTTCATCTATAAATGGATGAAATGTTTTAAATCCAAACCGTTTTCTAATATATTGTAAAGATTTAGGAGGAGCGGCTAGTATGAATGGCTGGCAGTGTCCAATTGGTTTCCAAATTTTTTCGCTCAAATACCCACTTTGAAATTCATTATCACCATCTAAATTTTGAAAAAATATACTTTCTGTAACTATACTAATATATGTTTGAATGTATGGTTCTTTACTTTCAAATCCATAACCTGCAATTTTTGTTAAATTAGGAACATCTACAATTTTTGATTCATTTTTTAATAAATCTGCAAATTCTAAATTTTCATCGTATTTTAAAAATTCACCAACAGTATGTTCATTATAAAATGCATTATCCCACGAAACTAAATTTTTTTCCAATCCTAATTTATGTAACTGACTCAATAGTAATAATCTGTGTAATTTCCAATGCCGATTGAATAATAAAAAATCCTTTTTATCGGTTTCAATATTATTTTCGTATTCATTATATGTACATATTCCAGAAGATTTTGATTCTATTTTTCCAACCTGTGGTTCATGTGAGCCGTTACCCCAATAACTCCAATTTGGATCATTTATTTGTTTATTAAATTCTTCGGATTTTGAAATTAATGCAAGATTAAAATCTAAAACATTATAATTTAATCCAATATTTTTAAAGTTTTCTTTTAATTTAAAATCTTGAAAAATAAAATACACTTTTTCATCAGGTATATCATTTTCTTTTAAAAAGTTTATAATTTTTTGAAAGTTTTTTAAATTAATTCCTATTCCACCATCTATTATATAATTAAAAAGTAGTTTTCCATTACCATTTTTTATTTCATTTATAGCAATAGATGACATAAATTTTAAACAAAAATCCTGATTTGGGTTTGTTCCAAAAAAACTTTCAATACTACCAAAAGGTTCGATTATATAAACCCAATCATAATTTTTTTCATTTTTTTTATCTTTAATTATCTCATATACTGATTTATTTTCAGATATTTTATTATAAAAATTACTATTATATACCGGCCAATCAATATTCCATCGTTTAGAAAATCCTTCTCCTGAATTTTCAAAATAAAAATCAGATGCCTGATATACAGTATTTAAGTATTTAGGATTTAAACAATTTGGAATAGGCCCATTATACGATACCACATCATAACCAAAAATTATAGGTTTAGACATATTAAAATGACTTGTAAATAAATGGGTCTCTTTTTTTAAGTTCTTCTAACTTTTTTTTAAACTTTTTTTTCATTTTATAATTTTCATATAACTTAACAAAAAAAGAAATTATAGGTAATTTTTTCATAGTAATTAGTTTTTATAATACAATTCCGGCCATTCAACTATGATATGAATACCACCTTCATTATACGCGGTTTTATATATTGTATAAATATCTTTTATATTTTTTAATTCCCAAATTTTTGTAAATTGTAATATGGATTTAAACTCATTTGTATAATCATTTCTATGTTGAATTCCAGGATCTAAAGGGTCTTTACTACCAACTCCAACTCGAATAATAACATTGGCAGGTTTACCTGTCATATTTTCAAATTTATCAAGATGATTAACCAATTGATTTGTAGCAGATATTACAAAATCCCATCGTGGAAAAAATGATATTACAGTTTTCCCACACATAGCTAATCCCAAACTAATTCCCATTTGAGTTTCCTCCATAACAGGCACTTCAATCATCTTTTCTTTTGGTACAAACTCAAGAGTTGTACTCATTGGATTTCCTGCATAAACTATTTGTTGACCGATGAATATTGTATCATCTTTTTCAGCAAGAAATTTCATAGATTTTGTTAGTTCATCCTTATAAAACGAACTTTGAGGATTACTCATTATGGTTTAGAATTTGGATTGTATTGATGTTTATTTGCTTTATACCACTCAATTGTTTCTTTAAGAGCCTCTTTTAAGTTTCGTTTAGGTTTCCATCCTAAATCATTAATCTTTTTAGAAGATAATAAACGAATAGGAATCATTGGTGCTTTGTTATTAACATATTTAATTGGATTTGTGTTGTTGTCCAATTCTTTAATTGTTTCCAATGTTTCATTTACTGTAAATCCTTCTCCGTAACATACATTAAAGATATCGTAGGTATTATTGTTTTCTGCTACGAAGATAAAACCATCTGCCATATCTTCAACGTGCAATAAATCTCTTACTTCCGTACCATCTCCCCATACAGGAATTGGATTTAAGCCATCTGCTACTTTACGAATATTAGCTGGAGTAACGTGGCACTTTTCAAAATCAAACTTATCATTTGGTCCAAATGCGTTTGAAGGTCTAACAATTAAGCATTGCATTGGTTCGTGAATCTGATTAGAAAAGAAATCACACAACATCTCACCATATCGTTTCATACCACCAACTGCTTTATAAACAGGTAACATAGGTGTAGCGTGTACATTCATATCTTCTGTACAAAATTCATTACCCATATCAGGATAAGTTGTATTTGATGATATAAACAAAAACTTTCTAACTTTATTTTTCCAACTTTGTTCCATCAAATTTACATTCATTTCCACATTTGGAGTAACGTGTAATAGTGGATTGAATTTCGTATCTAATGCGTTTGATGTATTAGCTGCACAATGGAATACCACATCTACATCTTTACTAATTAACTCGCAAAATTCTGCGGTTTGTAAATCTCCTTTAATATGCTCTACTTCCGATGTCCCATCAAAATCATTCCTTAAATCTCTACTAAAAGAGGTTGAACGTAAATTTCTATATCCTTTTTCATATAGTAATCTTAATAAATGAGAACCAATGAACCCACTTGCGCCTGTAACTAAAACTTTATCTGTTTTTTTCATATAATTTATTTAAATATTTCCCAATTAAGAACTACATCGTTTACAAATTTTTTAGTTAATATGGATGATGTGTGCCCATACCAGCTTCTTTCTAAATATTTTTTCTGTGTATCTAAATCCATTCCATTCATTTCTCTCCATAATACTTTTGGCAAATCTCCTTCCATATTGTAGTCAAAATTTCTTATAGACCATTCTATTATACCACCATACAAATGTACGAAATTTTCTTCATAAAACCAAAAGTATTTTTTAAAATCTATCTTATTTGCATAAGTTTTTACATATGAGTTTTCAAAATGCAATTCTTTTTGTTCCCATGTATTACAAATATCTTTATTTTCTATAATACATTCATATATTGATTTTTCTTTTGGTGTATGATAATACGGTGGAGTCTTTCCCTCATTCAGATAATTTTTACTAAAATTATTATTCATACAAAAAAATTGTATCTTTGTAATTCCATTATTATGTAGAAAATCTAAAAGCATATTAGTATATTCAAACCATTCAAAATATCTTTCAGTGTAGGTCATAACAGTATCCAACCATGCAAATGTTGCAGGATCAATATTTATAGGATTATTAGTTGGGTTAAATCCTCCAGTTAAATGAAAGTAACCGTGTTCATACGGTAATTGTTTATCTTTACCATTTATTAAATAATCAGTAGTATGTGCCCAACTTTCGTTATTTTTTTGATATCTAATTGCCGGATTTGCTAATCCATATTTTTCAGGTGTAACAAAAAATGAATTGCGAGTTAATGTAGTCCATTGCCCTATTACAGTTATATCTTCCGGCGGTATTCCATCTTTTAACAAATCTCCTACTTTGTATATTATAGAACGTACTATACTTTTATTATCATGCGTCAATGATCCATAATTATGCACAGTATAATCATTCTTTAAATAATGTTGTAACCAATTTGCCCAAGTCCATTCTTCTACTGAATCCTGAATCCATCTTCTTTCATCTCCTATATTGATTCTGAAATTATTGGTGAATGAACAACCAGAAACTACTATATGTTTCATTAAAATCCGCGAGAGTATTGCTCAATTGATTGATATATCCCAGCCTTTAATGTTGTTTTTGGTAAAATTCCATACTGTTTTTGTTTTTTAGAACCTAAACATCTAATCGGATCGCCATTTGTTTTACTCGCATCCCATACAATATTTTTAGTTTTGCCAGTAAGTTCGGTATAACATTCAACTATGGTTTCAATTGTATCTTTAATAGTAACTGCTTCTGCACATCCAAAGTTAATAATATCACTAACTTCTTTTTTAACTACATCGATTGTAGCTTGAGCGACATCATCACCAAAAACAAAATCTCTACGTGATGAACCATCTCCCCAACAAACCATTTCCTCACCTTTTACATTGAATAATTTCCAAATGTTAGAACTAATAACAGTTGCATCTTGCGCAAAATTATCGTTAGTACCATATATGTTAGAAGGTCTAATAACAGTGTAGTTGTTCCACCCATATTGAATCCTCAATGAATCTAATGTCAATTCACCCATTCGTTTTGTCCAACCTGGATGCCAATCTAACCGAGATGGCGTGGATGCCCAAGTTTCTTCCTGATTCCAAGCATCTTCTTCATTCATTATATCCGATGGTGAATAGACCCCAACGGATGAAAGATACACAAACCAACCGACTTTTGCATCAAACGATGCCTTAATCATATTGGTATTGAACATTAACATCGGGAATAAATAATCAGCAGGTTGTGTAGATGAACGGGCAGGTGAGCCCTTAATCCCAGCTATGTGAAGCACTATATCAATTTGTTCTTCACTAAATAGTTGTTCACAATTAGATAGATATGTTAAATCGGTTTTAACTAATACTAACTTATCTGTACCATATAGTGATTGTAATATTTCTAATTCATTATTAATTTTTATATCTACCGCATAGACTCTATCTACACCCTCTTGTAAACACTTTCGTACCGTTGGTATACCAACCAACCCACTTGCGCCAGTTACAATAACTTTTTTTCCTGTAAACTCCATTGTTTTTTGTTTTCGTAATTTATTTGTATTTGATTAAATATTTCTTCAAAACATTCATATTTTTCAAAACTATACAAATGTTTTTGATTATATATAAGTATATCTTTAATAGAATAATACCAATCGTGTATCTCACTTATAGACTTATTTTTTAATTTTTCAATTTCAATTTCAATTTTTGTTATTCTATTCTTTTGAGATATTTCATTATCATAACTTTCATCAATAAAGGGTTCAAATGTTTTAAATCCCAATCTTCTTAATTCAAATAAAGTATGGTAATCTCCTAAAACTATAAATGGTTGTAAATTTGATATTGGTTTAAATATTTTTTCTGAAAGGAATACATTCGGTCCAAAAAATGTTTCAGTAACTAAATTTATATAAGTGTCTGAATACCAATCTTTTTTATTATTAGTTACACCAAAATGTGACTTTTGTGATTCTAATAAAAATTGAGTATCTAATTCATATGGTAATAATCGTATTATTTCATCTATGTAATCTACATTTACATTAGTAATTAAACTACTCACATTGCTAATTAAATTTTCTCTAGATATACTTTGAATAAATGAAAATTTGCCATCAGAAAGCAAATCGTATTTAATTGCAAAATATGCCATAGTAGCCCTATGTGGCTTTGTCATTGTTCTATTGTTACATAAAAATTTATAAGGTCTTATTATATTTTCCGATAAGTCTTTTTCTTCAACTAGTTCACACATATATCCCAAATTACCAACAATTGGAAACTCTTTCATCATATCAACGTATCCTTTAATAAATAAATGTCCACTATATATTTTAACTTTACTATGCGGATGTTTTGTATAATATTCATCAAATTTGCTTCCACCTATAAATATGATGTTAGAACCATCTACTCCTAAACTTTTCATTTGAGTTTCAAATTTATATATGTTATCATCATCATATAATGGATCATGAATAATACTGATTAATATCTTCACTTTACCACTTCTCATATGTTCCAATAATTCAATAGGTATTATATCTTTTAAGTACCATTTATATGATACATCATTTAATATAAACCCATTTTCATTATTTAGAGCACTTAACGTTGTTTTTATTTCTAAAGGATATATGTAAATAGAATCATCGTTTTCTATTTGATTTAAAAATACTATATTTTTAGGATAATTTCTAAAAAAGTAATTTAATAATTCAGAATGATCAAACTTTATTCCTTTTTCTTCTTGTTCGTATTGTAAAATCTGATAGTAATCTATGTTTAATTTATTTTTAATAATATATTGAATAAATTCTTTTATAGCGGGATGTATGCTATTCCCAAATGGTTTTCTTTGACCGTTTTCAATAAACCAATCAGTATATACTAATTTAATTTTACTATTATCCATATCCTATCTTCTATTAATTTTTTTTACGCAAGTTCGTACATAATAATTATCATGCAGAAAAATATCAAATAGTTTTTCATTTTTAATGAATCCCTTTTTACACATTAAATTAAAATTATCATCTACAAAAATAGAATTTTCTAATTTATATTTTATTTTGTTAGCATCTTTAATAAATAATTTAATTCCATTTATTATTTTACTTTTTTTATTAAAATAATTAGTATGTTTATTGAAATTTTCATTTATAAAATTACCGTTTTGTATATCTACGAATGAACCAACTTTATCTATAAAAACTGATTCAAAAAATATTATATTATTTTTAAAGTTTGTAGTTTCAAAATTAAGAAACCCCTTTCCATTTAAATGCGGTATATTACCTTTATAAGTGATGTATTTGCCATTAAAATTTAATCCAAATGTTTTTTCTAAATAATATTGAGTAGTTCCTTGAAACCCACTGTCAACCATTGCTATATTTTTTGAATTTTTAATGCACTTTTTAATGTATTTTTCATATTCTAATCTAACATATTCTGATTTTTTTAAGATGGTACTTATATATGGAGTTAAATTGGGAATCTGTATCACCGTATCGATTTCATAATCAGAATGTATTTTAATATCCAATTCAAATCTATCTTTTAATAAGGAGGATAGTGTACCGGTGTATCTATGCAGAGAAAATGTATTGTATATATCTTTTTCTGTTTTAAATGATGATATTGCTGATAATTTTCTTGATGTTTTAAAATATAAAGATTTTGGTAAATTATATTTTTTTTGAAATATTTTATAAATTTTATTTAAAAAGTACCCTTCTCTGGAATTAAATAATACTAATTCACAATCGATTAATTCATCTTTCAGCCATTCAAAAAAAGAAAATACCAATGGTCCAAAATATACATACCCCATATCTTCAAATGATGTTATACTTTGTATATCTTTTTTTTCTAAAAGAGTTTTCATACTACACCCATCACTTTAAATGATGGTATTCCTAAACTTAACCACATATCTATTATACTTTGGTCATCATCAAATGCACAAAATACTTTATCGTTTATATGAGTTTTATATATTTTTCTTTTAAACGCATCCGCTTGTATATAATGGTCTTTTTCGGTTCTCATATATAATTTATCATATTTAATATGGTACTTTTTTAACCACAATTCAGTAACTACTCTTATTGATTCGGGTCTGCCTGTTATTATTATGACTTCAATATTTTCTACAAGTTTATATCTAAGTGCCAAATCAATCATTGGAAAGTTTGGTTCATCTTGTTCTATGAGTTCTGGGTTATGTAAAATATCCCAATCAATTTTCCCGTCTTCTTTCTTTGCTAAGTCTAATCGTTTACCACTCAAACATAACGTATTATCTATATCAATTATTACTTTCATAACTCTCTTAAACCCTGAATTTCATAACTAACCGGTATTTTAATTCCGGTATTACAACCATTACAATTATCACAAAATGTAATATATCCCAAATCTGTAAACCCTAAGTCAAATTTAATTAAATCTTCTTTTGAAACGGTATCCATTTTTACATAATCGTTTTGATTAAGTGGGAATGCCTTTGTTAAAACTGCGCTAGTATTAAGATGGCAATAATAAAATTTACCATCATTCAATCCTCTAAATGGCGCAGTACAACTATCAAAGTGCTTTATTAAAGCATCCGGTTTCATAAACTTTTTTATTCGCAAATCTCCAAAATCATACCACTCAATTTCATTTCTTACATAGTGTTTTATATTGTTAGATTTATATATTTCTATATTTTTAGTAATTTTACTTTTTAATTTTTTTAGTTTATCCGAATAATCACTAATACTCAATATAACATTGTTAGTCTTTAATATTTCAATTGTAGTGGGGTTTGGTATAATTGTACCATTTGTTGTAATTATAAATTTATCAATCTTTTCAATATAATTCTTTAATATATGTGAAATTATATTCTCTATATTTGGATACAAAAATGGTTCACCACCAACTAAATGAAATATACTAACATAATCCACACTATTAAAAAACAAATCAACATCGGTTATTATACTATCCAATTCTCTATGGTTAGGTGATTCAAAGTGTGGTATAAACATATTACAATGTGAGCAGTTAAGATTACACCGTTCCGTTACAAGCACATCTGTTTGGAATATATGAACTTTGCCCAAATACTCATAAGGCCAAATAGAAGCTATATTTTTATACCAAGTATTTGCTATATTGTGTTCATCTAAATAACTCTTATATTTGTTTCTATATTCATCTGTTGTAATTATAACTTTTTGATTTCTATTTAATAAAAAATTATCAATATGTACCAATGGTATATTAGTTCTATTACTTTTAAAATCTTTTGATTCTCGATAATATGAACTTATTTCATTTAAATTATTGGCATTGGTAGTATCACTGATATCATGATCTACAATGCATTTTATTTTTAATTTAGAATCTTGAAACAAATAATCTAAACTTCTTATAAATTGAACGCATTCCTTGCTCGCACCGAATAATACATACTCACTATCTATATCCCATTCTGATATAAATTTTTTAAACCCGTTTAATTCTGAATTATATTTCATTTTAAAATACTATCCATTTACCACTACCATAGTGTGGATATTTTGATTTGTATGTATAGTGTATTACATCCGATGGTATATCTCTTTTTTTATTCCAGGTAGTTTCCGTTGGTGTATATGTTGAAACACCATTATCTTCAACTACAAAATATAAGGGTAAATTAAAGTTTCTAGCATATTTATGAACTTCATAAAATATACCACTTTCAAAACTCATATCACCTATAAAACACCAAACCTTTTCATTAGATTGTGATTGTTTAATTCCCATAGCTACCCCTAATGCAATTGAAAGAGTTCCACCTACAATTGCCGATGAATAAAACTTTTCATCAGTTTTACATATTGTTATAGATTTTCCTTTTAAAATTTCAGTTTCTAACCATTTTGGATCTATGCCTTTTAGTAAAGCATGATAATGAGAACGCCAAGTTGAAAACACCCAATCATCATTTGATATTTTTTTAAATATCTCTATCAATTCTTCTTCATTTCCACTTGATAAATGAATCGGTCCTCTAATTTTACCTTCTTCCCATTGATTTACTATAAGATTTTCAAAATCAATTAAATCTTGTGGAATGATTAAAGGATCTACCTCCGGAACACTTTCGTATTGTTCTAAATTTTGTATCATTATCTATCTCTTTTTTGTAAAATTGGGTTATTTGTTGGCCATTCCATTTGGTATTCTTTATCATTCCATTTAACTACACCTTGCTCATCTGCATCCACGTAACCATCTTTATAGAATAGATTATAATGAAACATACAATCGGTTAATGCATAGTGCCCATTTGCAAATCCAGGTGGAACTAATATCTGATTTCTTAATCTTTCACTTATAATATAACTTTCCCATTCACCATATGTATCTGATGTGAGTCTCATATCTAATACAATTAAGTAGATATCACCTACGGTTGCTTGTACTAATTTCCACGTTTTGTTATCCCAATGTAATCCTCGCAATACACCTTTGTATGAACGAGAAAATCTACTATGTATTTCACACCCATTGGTTATATAGTTATTTACAGGATGTTGAGCCGAATGATATGTTGTAAATATTTCACCTCTATATTCTCTAAATACCGATGGTTGAAATTGTGGAACTTCTAATCCAAAAGTTTTTGATGGAGTAACTTGAAACTCATCCCATTTATTACCCATATTATGTTTGATTTGCGTATCCCAATGGAAACCCATTTCTAAACTCTGCTCCCATTTTAGGAACTATCATTTGATATGCCTGTATCAATTGTTTAATACCTCTATCCAAATCCCATTGTGGATACCAACCTGTCGCTTCTATTTTAGCATTTGATACAATATAATCCCTTTTATCTGGATCTTCATAATAATCGTTGTATGCTATTGCAAAATCTTTTACATGCGATTGTATTTTTTCTAATAATTCTTGTTTTGAAAGATTTGCGGAACTTAATCCTACATTGAAAACTTCACCTTTGTATTTATCATAGTTTTCTAGCATAAAAAGAAAGGCGGATGCAACATCTTCAATATGTATGAAGTTTCTTTTGAAAGTTTTTTCGAATACCACTATGTACTTATCAGTAATTGCTTTATATGTAAAATCGTTTACTAATAAATCAGTTCTCATACGAGATGATACACCAAATACAGTTGCCAATCTAAATATTATAGCATCAGTATTATCTCTTAAAAAGTTTTCAGCTGAACATTTGGTATTACCATATACTGATATTGGATTTAATGGCGATTCTTCGGTACATTCCGTTTGACCAACACCAATTCCATAACCACTATTTGTATTTGGATATAATATTTTTTTATTTTTACCTTTTGTAAATTTTACAATATTAACTATCTGCTTAAAGTTAATTTCATTTGCGAATTGAGGGTCTGATGCACATGCGGGAAACCCTACAATTGCTGCCAATGGAATAATAACATCTGCATTTTCACACAATATCTCCAATTCGGTTACATTCCGAACATCTCCATAAACAAATTTAAAATTTGGATTAGATGTGTATTGTAATAATGAAGTTTGATTAAATAGTAGTTTATCCAAAACAACAACACTATGCCCTGCATTTAACATTTTACCAACGATAACAGAGCCTAAATATCCTGCACCACCTGTGATTAATACTTTCATAACTATTTTTTAAAAATAAATATTATTTTCCATATAAAATTGAGGATAGTTTCCATTAAAACTTATATCCCAAATCTTATATCTATTATATTGTTTAAAATCACAAAAAAATGCAAAATTATCTTTATATTTGAAATCATCATTTAATTTTCGTAAATTATCATATATTATTGATGTGTATTTGGTTTCATAATTATCAACAATATCAGATAATTCATCTAATGTTAATTTTGTATTTAAAACAAACGCAGTATTGTATTCAAATTTTCCAATATAACGATGTTGTTCTTCACATATCATGCTACCACACCCGAACCAATAAAATGCCTGTTCATATGGTAATCTATCATAATCTTCAAATTTAATTGTTCCTATTAATTTTTTATTAAAATAACAATCTATTTTCCCACCATCAGAACTATCACAAATCATTATATATTCATTAAATTCATTTAGTTCATTTATAGGCAATTCATAATAAATTTGTTTGCAGAGATATTCATAATTTCCATTTGCATTTGTTTTAACAAACCAATACGTATAATTTACTATACATTTATCTTCATCCACTCTTACAACGCTAATACCGGAATGCTTACCATTTCTAGAAAAAGCAAACGCTTCTTTGTCTATTTCTAATTCTTCTGTAAAAATTTTAAATGCTAAATATAATGTAAAATCTTTTTCCATCCATCCATCAATTCTATCCGATACTGCGTATCTACTTTCTGGTAAAAGGAAAAATATATTATCTGTATCTACTTTCAAACTCATATTTTTATTGTTTTGCAGAAATTATAAAATTCTTCTAATTCGGGAAATATTTTTACAAAATCAGTACCTCTTCTAATATCGTGTTCTGAAAAGAATTTATAAAAACTATATCTATTTTTCATTTGTTGTGTTGTATCCTGTGGTGCATTCATCCAATCATATATTCTTTTTACTTTTTGAACTTCAACATCACTGTATCCAATATGTTTTGGATCGAATGATGGAGCCGCGTAATAGGTTATCATTTTAGCTTGATCCAATATTTTATTAGAAAACTGATAAGGTAATATTTGAACCGATTGATGCAACGGATATCTCAAATAGGATGAATCTAAAAATACTGCGGAGTTCCAGTATCTATCAGAACTTGCGTATGTATCTTTTAATTTATAAATTTCATAAATAAGTCTATTGTAATTAAATATACTCAATGCGTTGTATGTAGACATGAATGTTACGATGGTTCTATTTGATGAAGCTAATATTTTATTTACGTTATTCCAAAATCTATTAAATTCCAAACCATTTCGTATATATTCGGCCTGTTCACCCCAGGTATCAGTTGATGTAAATATTACAATCTCTTTAACTCTACCCTCATCTTCTATTCTTTTTATTTTTTCAATAAGTTTATCAATCAATTTATCCGGTACTCCTAAATTAGAGTTTATTGCCAATTTAAGTTCTCTATTTGGATTTGGTTCATTTATAATAAAATCTAATACATCCCATGTATCTTTACTCATAAGTGGTTCTCCACCTGTTATTCTAAATGTGTGTAAATCTCTATATAATTCTGGCCACCATTTCCAAAACGCTTCAACATATGGATTATATTCGGAATGTTTAATTGGCATTTTGTTTTCTCTAACCAACCATTCTGTTTCATTGAAGTTATCTAACGTTGGATATCCTCCAAATTTTTCTATTTCTTCTACCCATTTTGAACTATAAGCCGGACCACAATATGAACACTTAAAATTACAAGCATTTGAGAATGCCACCTCTACGTATTTTGGATTATAGTCTTCTCTCCAATCAGAATTAACAATTTCATCCATATATGGATATGACCAATTTTCTCCAGATTTAAATATTCTATCTGAAAATCTATCCGAATTATCTTCTACGTTCCAACAATAATCACATTCAGTTGGTCTGGCACCACTCAACATTTCTTTTCGTTTGAGTTTTTTGAATTTTGTATTGTGTAGTGCCGATGGGTTTCTAGCTATCTCTGATTGGGAGATTTTATGAGTAGCAGGGTGGTGACAGGAGTGATTATGCCCATTTTGTAACTGCATAGTAACTTGTGTCCATTTAGCTAAACACATACCAGTCCCAACTTCGTTTAGTTCATCTTTAATTTTTAAATATACTGGATTTTCATTATAACTCTTTTTATCTACCATAACTATACTTTTACATTTATCATTTTATGTCTACCAAATATATTATCGGTAGATATCAATTCATATTTCATTGAGTTTATACCATCTGCTTTGTAATCCAATTTACCCTGTTGCATCTGCAATATATACCTTTCTTCATTCTTTGCAGTGGTATCTCCTTTTGCCCACTTATCAATGCCACCAACCGATACTAACCCCTCCGTTTGGTGTGGTAAACATTTAAATTTACCATCTCTACGATGCGGTAATATGGTGTCTGGTATAACTATATCATTCTGTATTAATTCAACATTTTCAATATTTAATTTTAAATTTGAATGAGTTTCTATTATAGTATCTTCAAACTTTAAATCTAAAATTAGATTATCTGTCACATTTGCCAAATGTAAATTTTTAACTTCATCTGATGTTAAACACCTATCCCACATTTGTATTTTCGATATACTCCCTTTGAAATGATTCGGTTCTCCATTTAAAATTGTATTAGAATACCCAACCATAAATGGTTCAATACTATATCGCTTCAATGGTTGTTCGTATTTTTGAGGTGATAGTGTGCCCGTTCCTAATCTAGCATCACTCTCTATACCATTTAGGTAAAAATGTATTTCTTTTTTAGTATCATCAACTGATACCGTTATCCAACTCCATTGATTTTCATAACGTTTTATCCATTGATACAAATGTTGCCTATTCCTATCCCATAACATAGCAGTATATGCTCTACTATTATTAAATGATATTCCCCAGTCGTATCCAGGTTTTCTAAATATCGGATATTCTACAAATCTCCTTTCGTTATCACCTATTAAATAAATTGGTACTTTTTCTATCTGTTGATCTGATTTTACCAATATTGAAACAGTATGTGAGTTCGATATTGCATTCCTAATATCTCTATCTCCTACAAACGATATTTTACTATCTTTTCCATTAAAATATCCAACAGTGCTTCGGTTTGCATAATCCAAACTGGTCGATTTTGCGTACCCCTCTTGGATACATCTCCAAAATAGGTCATCATCTTCCATTCCCCAATCCCAATAACCATTAGAGTACCCATTAGTACGTTCTACCTGTTCTTTTGAGAATACAACCGCTCCACCAAAATACTCTTCATATTTTAATTGATAATCGGATTGTGAAATACGTACTGCAATATGTTGTGGGTTGTTTATTGGAAATGCATAATCACAACTCTCATCTTCGGGAACCATATCTATATCATGCCAAACTATATAATCACACCCATCTTCAAATGCATGTTTAGCGGCAATATTTTTCATCAAACCTCTATTGAATAATTTATCATCACATTGGTGTGCTAAATAAATTGTATGCTCAATTCCTCTCTCTTCTAAAAACTTAGTAATATGTGGAACAAACTCATTCATATGAGCTTCTCTATTTCTATATGGTACACATACTCCTAATTTCATATTCCAACATTTAAATGGGTTATTTTATTACCTTTAGTTTTTCCATACAATTCGAATTTTAATATAGATAATCCATCATCAATATCATTATGATGCCCTAATTGTACTTCATTATTGTATCTTAATTGATTCCATCTACTGTTATCATCTTGCCATCTGCCATCATTAAATCCACAATCAACATGCTCTAATTTTAATAATTTACTATCTCTTCTAAATGGTATATATGCGTAGTAATTTTGAAAAGGTTTGAAATAATCTAAATAAACATTAAATAATTCACCATTATTTTCATTGCCAGAAATATCAGTAAACGCATATTCTATAATATTATAATTTTTATAATGTATTAGTATTTCATCATTTTGTTCTAATAATAATTCGTTTATAGTTCCTTTAAAAAAGTTTTCGTTTGTAGCATCTGTGCCGATTACTATGTCATCCGTATTAGAATAATTGTATATATAATTTGAAAGTTTAATCACACTTACAATATCATTTACTACAAAACTAATTGTATTTTCTTTTTTATTATATTCTATTAGTATTTTATTTTTTGAGGTTGTTACAATATCTGAATGAGCATCATAGTAATTACCTTTTTTATCAAAAAGTTGCAAATAAAATCTATTAAACGAATTATAAAACAGTTTGAAATCATAACCCTTTATTGATAAAATAGGAAATATATCAAATTGTTTATTTATATCATAAATAACTCTATCTAAATTAATATCTAATTCTATTTTAAAACTTCTATTATAATTTATAATATTTGGAATCTTTGCGTATGCATCTACTCCATTAAAAATAGGCAATTTTTCGTTTGAAAATGTATCAGCTATAATGTTTTGAAATGTAACATTATTTTTTATACATCTATATCGCAAGTCATCATCTTCAAATCCCCATCCCCAATATAAATTAGAAAACCCATTTACTTTTTCAAACGATTCAGATGGAAATAATGTAATACCACCGAAATATGATTCAAATGGAATATTATCGGTAGCCAAATGTATAGGTGTATCGGAATAAGAATAATCTACATCAACTGGCAACATATCAACATCGTGAAATACTACATAATCACATTTAAGTTTTGTTGCTTCTTTAAATCCGATGTTAAGTAACATCCCACGATTGAATAACCTGGCATCATCCTGTTGCACAATTATTAACTCATACTGAATATTTTTTTTGTTTAAATATTCAACTATATGTGTTTTAAATTCTGCAAGGTGTTCATACCGATTTCGATATGGAATGATTACGCCAAGTTTATGCATTGGTATCAGTTTCCTCTTTTATTTCTTCTTTAGGAACTAATTTATGAAATTCTGTTAAATACCATTGTATTCTTGCACCCCACTCATCTTTGTCAATTTCTTCAAACCAAACTGTAAGAGCGTCTAATGAGTTAGCAATCTTTTCTAATGCTTTAACTTTTTTTTGTTCTAATAAAAGTAATTCATTTTGTTGTGGTTGTACTTCTTCTTTTGTAACTACGTTTTTTGCCATATTATTTTATTTTTAATAATTTACGATTTTTATTTGGTATTACCAAATTATATTGATATTATTTTGTTAATTAATTGTTTCCATTTTGAGTATGCTAAATAATGATAAGTTGGTGATAATTCAAAACCAAATCTTTCATCATCTAATGGTAATTTAAATCTATACTTTAATAATGATCGGTACATCAATCTATATTCTTCTGAATATGAGTAATCTTTTTGTACATTTGCAACTTCTCTAATTCTATCTCCACAGGTACTATCCCATTTGAAATGATGAACTTGAACATTGCATTTTTTAATTGGTGCAATTTGTGGATGATTCCAACCTTGCCATCTCCAAGTAGCATGTCCATCTATCTTTGCATAATGTTGTCCGTTTGTAATCTCAACATATCCTTTTGCAATACAAATTTTATTAGGATTAGCACCACTCAATGGGTGTCTAAAAAATCCTGCGTATGGAAACTTTTCAAATATATCATCTGTATCTAAAAGTTCTACCATCTCACCATCTTCACCAATTCTGTCTATAAACCCACCTCTAACCATATCCCAACCATTTACATCACATTCTGATATAATTGATTTTAGTGAATCGGAATAGACATGAAATTCATCATCATCTGAAATTACCCACCAATCATTTGGATGGGTTAGTTTTGTTTCATTATATAATTGAGTAACGTATTCCCAATTAAACTTTTCTTTAACTTCTCTTCTAACTATTTTTGCATTAGAAAATTTAGAAACAATTTCTTGTACTGAATCATATGTACTAAACTCTTCCCACTCATATACCACTATGCACATTTCATCAACTAAATGAGAATAATGTTTCAACATATGATATAAGGTATTTGTGCGAGAACCTGTTACTGTAACTAATCTTAATTTATTCACTTTTTTGTAAGTATCGTTATACCAGTGCTAGATGTATTCTTATTAAAGATACGAAAATTTTTTAAATTTACCAAATTCCAATCACTATTTTTTTCTAATTCTTTAACAAATTTAGCAGGCCCATCGAATGATTGATAATCTTTTTTCGCACTTTCCGTTACTAAAAATGTATCGTGATATTTTTGATCAGTATCGTGTATCGTTATTATACTATTTTCAGACATTATTGTAGAATATAAATCAAAATCTCGCTTTACACCTTCATATGAATGGTCTCCATCGATATGTAAGTAATCTATTTTTATATCTTGTCTTACAAAATAATCATAGAATGCTTGTTCTGATGTTTCTAATAAGAGTTGTGGTTGAAAGTGATTCCTTAAAAAAGAATTTTCATCTGTCCAATCGGTACACCCTCCTACTCCATTATCTGCATCTACTATAATAGTTGTCCCAATATCACCCCATTCTGTTGAATTATTGCCAGTAAACACCCCTTGCTCCCAAAGGTCTTTTCTACTTTGTGTCATTAATCTCGGTATAAATCCACCACCACTTCCTATACAAACGCACACTTTGGCTCTACTAAATTGTATTAAAGAATATATTAGTAACCCATCTCCTAAATGTAAATCAGTTGCACCATGAGACCAACGATATTTAATTGGTTGTAATAATATTTCACCGGTTTCGCAATCTATTGTGTGGTTGTTTGTTAAAAACTGCGTTATTAATGTGGTATTAAGTAATTGCATATAACTCATTTTTTATTTTATCCCATAAAAACTCTTTAAAAAATCTAGAGTGTTGTTCTTCGGATGGGTGTCCACCACCTCCTACTAATATTTCATTTTTATTTGCAAACCATTCAATTATTCCTCCACCAAATCCACTTATATTAGTATCATCGGTAAATATAAATTTTGAAAAATCTATTTTTTGTAATAATGGTTTTATTATATCTAATTCATACCAAGAACTATCATATTTTTCCAACATTGAAAATATACTACCTACTTTTAATTCATTATAGTTACCATCAATATTACCACTTTGCAAATAATTCAATTTATCAATTGTGATATCCATTCCAAAAATATTACCAATTGTAATCATTTTATATGGAACATTTGCAGTTTTTAAATACTGTTGTGTATGATATATATTTTCTAAAGTTTCTAAAACTGCACCATATACCGAATAATATCTTTCATAGAAATCTTTAGCATAGCCTAATGTATCCGTTCCATTGCACATATAGTTTATTGTATTTAAACGTTCAGGATAACTACTTACTCTTGGAAATATTTTTGATTTTTCATAATCTACTAAAACTGGGTAATCCCATCTATCTATCGTACTCCATTGAATTATTGCATAATTTATATCGTATTCACTCTTAATATTATAAATATCATTAAACAGATAATGGTAAACCTTCCTACGTATCATAGTATTACTTGCACCACCCGCTGCTACATTTATAACACTGTATCCATTATCTCTAATACCATTAACCCATGTCTTAGCATACCCACCTTCTGCCGTAAAAGAACAACCATTTATTAGTATCATATTAATTTATTTTTTTTATTTTCTAATAATAACACATTAATATTATTCATTATTTTACAAAAGTGGTTAATCATTATTTCTTTATTTTTCTTAATTGTATTGTATTTTTTTATATACAAATCTTGTAAGAACTCTGCATTTGTATTTTTTAAACAATTTATAATCATATCTATTTGAATTAATTCATCCGCATCTTCAATGCCATTTAATCCAAAATCATCTACAAACAAATCAATTCCTAATTTTTTACATTCACTGTATATTTTATTAGAACCATATATCATAGAAAACTTTTCAGACAGTATTGGCTTTATTGATTTTTCAGTAAAGAATCCATATTTTAAATCAAATATACAATGGGTTTCACCCACAATTTCTATATAGGATGTATCCCATTCATTATCTATAAAATAATTTCTTAAATGGTCATATAAAATCGATGGCTCATCTTTAGTTAGCGTTATTTTATTTTTTAATTTAATAAATTGATTGTATGTTTCTTTATTAAAATATTTTAAATGATTCTTACTATGCTTGGTTGTATTATCGGTATAAACCTGTCCTTCTTTTATCATTTGAGAATACTCATCAAAAAACTTTTCATTTATGTTATTAATTCCAAATTGTAATATATTATGTTTATTTGCTTCTATTAAAAATTTAACCCGGTGATATCGGGGTTTTAATGCAAAGTGTGAATATATAAATGGTTTTTCTAACCTACTATTTATATTAAAGTTTTCAAATGTTTTTTTAAAATCATAATGATAATTTGATACACTGTGTTTTAAACTAGGATATAAAACATCTCTCATCTGTGATTCGGCAATTAAATGATATAGGCAATAAAAGGAATCGTAATAGAATCCAGTTTTTCCTTCAAATAATTCATAATCTGTAATTTTTATATTTTTAAATTTAAAATCATACAAAAAATAGGTTTCATACATTTCATAATCAACTGCTTCCAAAAATGCAAAATTAAAAAATACTGTTGTATTCTTTTCAACATACCGTTTTTCTAATTCGTAGAATATTTTAGGATATGATTTTAACAGTGGTAAATATAAATCTTGCCACAATTTTCTATCACATACTATTGTTAAATTTTCAGTAGGATTTAAATATAAAGAATTTTCATTTAATATATTTTTTAAATTTTTTAACTTTTCGTATGGATTTTCAATATAATGATTTACTTCAACTATTTCATTTGTAGATTCCAATTGTATATAATTAAAATTTTGATTTATTTTTTTATATTTAATTAGCTTTGCAGTTGGAAATAATGTGTGTAATTCATATGGATTAGCTAGTAAGTTTATATATTTCATATTATGTTTAATATTTCAGTAACCCATTTTTGTTTATTAGTAAATTTTTCTAATCCTTTTTTTAATCTATCGAATTGTTTTTTATTTTTATCAAATCCATCTTCTAATATTCTTAAATACTGATAATGAAATTGTTTTTTATTTATTGCTCTATATCTGTATTTAATATCCTTCATCCAACTACCATCTAATATGGGTAATTTACCATTATCAATTGCGTCAAATATTGCATACCCAAATGGTTCTTTTGTATAAGCTCCGTGAAATATTTGGAAATTCTTTTCAAAAAACTTATTATGAAAACGATAATCAAATTCTATGAATGTATGTACGGATGCGTTTATTTTACTACCCTCTAACATTCGTTTATAATCGTATTTGTTACTAAATATAAAAGCAGGTATTGCATCTAAATAATGTGCATTCTTTCTCGTTTCACATCTTGCCGCATATCCTACTCGATTACTAATTATTTCAAAAAATGGTTTGTCATGTTTCCATTCATAGTAATTTGGAATAGTAATAGTTTTTGGATAATAGGTATGTATTGTATCCTTCTCATATCCAATCCAAATAATATTATCGGAATTATCTAAAATATCTTTTTGCCAATGCCAATCTAAACGGGTCATTAGGTTTTCATACTCATCATTTAACCCAACCATATCGGGAATGAAAGCATGAACAAAAGTTGTATGAGTTTTGTGAAGATACTTTTTGATTATAGGATTTGGTTTGTAAGAATGATGTAAGAACACGATCTTATCACATTCATTTAATATCCTGTCTATTTCTTCATCGTTTCCAAACGTATAAATTGCTCCTTCTTCTGGCAATAATGGTCTACCATCAACTATAATTTTATAATCTTCTGTAATTAATGGTAGGATGTTCTCCATAAAGTTATTACACCATATATCAGAACCACCTATAACATTTTTTCCGTAACCTGTTGTAATAAATACCGTCATATAGAATTATAAAGTTGATCAATATATTCCCTTTTGTATCGTTCTGGTTTATATTTGCCATCACTATTATATAATGGACTTTGTAAAATTTGAATATCATTTCTTTCGGCAATTACCATCCAATTTATAGTATCAGTTGATAGCGGATTTTCCGATGCAATTGAAACTACCCCATCTATAACAGTACCAATTACTCTGTCGAACCCACTTTCATTTTGTAAAAATAATTGTTGATTTTTGGTTAGGGCAATATATGTTCCGTTCATCATAGCTGATGCCGAATCAATTGAAACCGAACCACTCCCGTTTGTAAGCCCAATTACACCCCTATATATCAAATCGGCACGAGGTGATTCTATGGATGTATGATATAACCATTTATTATCATCAATTGGATGTTGAATTTTGAACTGTTTATTTGCTGCACTAAAA